TGTGTCCTTACGTGGCTGGAAGAAGCGGTAAACAGTTACATCACGCTTGATACCAATAACTACGTTATTTGGGAATGTCAAGTGGATATCTCCGTGTGAACCTGATGGTGATGCATATGTACCAGTCTGTGTCTCTGAAAGAAGTGGAACTTCAACAATCGGAATACCGAATGCGAATGGTGCCACATATCCTGCAGGTCCACCTAGTGGTGCAACTCCACCACGGATAACGCTTGAAGCGATATCTTGTGGAATTGTTTGGTTTGTTCCAATGCTGTTAGCATATAGGAAATCCTGAATCAAGTTTGATCCAGCAAGGAAGCGAAGGTCTCCACGACGTTGCTTGTACTTACGTGGCATAGCCTTAAGTGCCTTGTTGAATACTTCACGTGATACTGCGGCTCCAGCTGCGTCTACGACACGACCTGATGCCTTTGCCTTCTTTACAACGCCATCAAATGACTTGTAAAGAGCGTCTGAAGAAAGAGTTGTGTCACCGTTAAGAATAACATCTTCGATGTCATTTCCTGCTTGTGTTGCCATCAAACGTGCAATGTGATCTTCTAGATCTGCACCTTCGATGTTATCTTCTAGAGACTCTGTTGAAAGCTCCCAGTCCATGCGGAGTTTCTTTGTTGTTAAAGAGATTTTTGAGAAAGTTACACCACTGTTTATTGCGGTGTTGTCTGCCTCTGATGCAAGCTTCATAAGCTTCTCACCAACGGACATACGGTCAATCTCGGCTGTGTCTGACTTCATACGAACTGTACGTGCGACCTTACCGATAACGGTTGCGTCGAACATATAATCAAGGAAGCGAGCAGACTGTTCTGGGTTAAGAAGTCCACCGTTGCCATTTTCAGACGCTACGTGTACTCCCGCTCCACCAGTTGTTGAACCGAATCCTGTTGATACCTGAGTACCAGCTGCTACGGCCTTTTCTAATGTTTCATTGCTCATTTTTATACCTACCTTAGTTGAATATTTCGTTTACGGAACCGAGGAAAGAACCGTTCCATTTAGATTTTCTGATTGTTACTTCTTCTGATCGGCCAAGATCTGAAGACTTCTTAATTGCAGTCTCTGATTCTACTGCGTCGACACGCTTTTGTACACCATCAATCGTGCTCTTGATGTTATTTACAGCGCTTGAAAGTGCTGTGTGTTGTTCTGCCAACTCTGAAATTCTAGCATCTACGCTCTTGCTGAAAGTTTCAACAGTCTCTTGGATTGTTGTTACTTGTGCTGCATTTGCTTCAGATGCCTTGTTTAGAGTTTCTGAGAAAAAGCCTTTTAGATCGCCTAACATCTTTGCAAAATCAGGTTCATCAACCTTATCTTCTGATACGTCGGCTGCTTTTTCCAGAGTCTCGGCAGTTGTGTCTTCTGCTGCTGCTTCTTCTGCAGGAGCATCTTCGACTGCAGGTGCTGCATCATCTGCAACTACTGCTGTCTCTTCTACGGTTGCTTCTGGTGCTACTGCTTCAGCTGCTGCTTCGACTGCTGCATCTTCGACAACTACGTTTTCTGTATTTTCTGACACTTCATTACCTCCTTCTGCGTTTGCCTGTTTTGCTATTTGTGTATCAGGCAACGTAAATCTTGAGTGCTTATATGCATCAAGAATCTTATCAATCTCTTTTGACTTATTAATATCTGAACTTTCAACCCAACCAATTAGTTGAGCTGGCTTTCCAGATACTGGTGAGTCATATGTTTTTTCTGTTGAGATAAAAACAGAATTACTATCTTCACAATAAAAAATATTTTCAGTTGTAACTTCAGTTGCAATTCCTTTAAACATCAATGCACCATTTACTTTTTGAATAGAAATGATATTGCATAGTTCGTTTGCTGGTGAATCAACAATAGAAAGTTCAATTAGATCGTAATCCTTAATAAATCTTACTGTTTGACCGTTTGACTTATTAACTTCTTTATCTGAATCATTAATCTTTCCGCCAATTGAAAAACCTGAAAGAGTTCCGTCAAGAACCTTTTCCCATGTATCTTGTGCACCCTTTGAAATATAAGCATCTACATAAACGCCATTATAAAACTTTTTTGTAGTTGGATCATAATAAGTTTCTGGTTTAAAAGAAACAACTTTTCCAACAGCAACAGAATTATGCATCTCACGAAGGTTCCCTCTGAAATTTTCAAAAGCTTTCATGCTTGCTTCTGCTGTAACAACGTCACCTGTTTGGTCAACGTTATCTAATGTGGCAAATCCAGACACCGTTCTTTTTTCACGGTTAACCTTAGTAAAGGGAACCGATAGACTGATGTTGTCGCCATGACTGGACCACAAAGACTTTTCAATATTCATATGCTTAATTTTAGCGACTTATATATAAAAAGGCAAATAACAGTTGAGTAAAGTTAGTCAACTTGTCTGCCATCACCCTTGGCATTTCTGCCTTCTCCAGAGACATCTGGAGCGGTTGCTTGGCGATCTTGTGATCTTTGTCTGGTATTTCCAGCTTGGGCTTTTGCTTCTGCTGCTGCTTGTGGCTTTAATTCAACAACCTGGTCTCCACCATCAATTGGAATCATGCCCTTTCTGATTCTAACCTCATTAGGCGTAATAACCTGCATGCGTAAATATCTCTCATCAATTTTAGACTGAGTATCTTCATCGGTCAATGTCAGCTCATTAAACTTTAATATTAAGGCATCTGTCTTCTCGTCAAATATTTTATTGATTTTCTTTTCTAAAATCATTTGTGCTGGACGGCAAACCTGCTCTTTAAATGTCTTATCTGCATCACGAGCAACTGCTAAATTAACTCCTTCTGGGGTTCCAATCTTATTAATTGGTACACGGTGAGCAAGAAGTATTTCATCTCTATTTGATTTACGATACTTTTCAAATGAGCCTTCTTGATTGCCCGCTTCAATTGGCTCCATCTTAAACTCAACCTTTGAGTCTGGAGTATCTGATGGCAGTGGTACATAGAGGGATCTATGATTTTTGCCCTTAAGGCCAACTTGGAAAAACTCAAGAAGCTTTCTTTCTGACTCTGGTGAAAGCTTTGCTCCCTTTACTGTAATGATATATCTTGGGACCGCCTTGTTTTCAAAATAGTCTAGGTTGTATCTTCCAGAAAATTCATTACCAGTTAGGGCGACTTGTGCTGCTACAATATCTGGAACGCCATAGTAATTGTTCATTGGTGTATATTTCTTTAAATGAATAATTTCATTTGGTCGGTCTTCTTGTCCAGCAATAGGATTTTCTGTTTCTGAATCACCAAAATTATTAAAGAAAACTGCCTTACCATAAAGCAATTGAATAAAACCATCTCTTAATCTGCGAACACGCATTGTCTTTGCGGGAATATGCCCAATATATCCAATGTTTCCGCCTGTTGTTCTTCCTATTTCAATGTAGCCATTGCCTGTTGCTTCTAAATCTGTATAAACCTTAATTAGTGTTTGAGTAAAGGTATCCTCTTCATTTGTTGTATCAAGCCATGAGTGCAAATCTTGACGCAGCTTGTTAAGCTTCTTACGGGCTCTTTCTAATTGCTTTTCATCTGTAATTGAATCAAATGCATCGTTTGTCTTTTTTGTTTCAATAAAGTCATAGCCTAATCCAACAATGTTAGCAACCTTTGCATTGATTGCTGCATAATTATATGTTGAGACCTCATAGATTTTAGACAGATATTCTTGATTGTATGGTGGTTCAATAAGATCAAACATTGCATAGCCGCTAATAGCTTGTGCAAGAAGATTTTGTTGTGTGCCTACGCCTTCAATTCCTGTAAATGATTTTGAGAATTCTCGATTAATCTTTCTCTTAAAAGATGCTCCCAAACCTCTGACTTTTCTTAGGTCATCTCCGCTTATAGAAAATGGGTCATTTGTTGGTTGCTCTTTTTTAAAAGAAAACCAGTCTGCTGTGTTTGATATATCAATTGTGCTTCCGTCTTCTTCTTGAAATTCAATCATCTCATGCCACCCATCTTTTTCATTTCATCTTTGTAATTACCAATATCCATAGGGTCTGGAATTAATCCCCAGTTTAGTCTTTGTTTTTGGTATTCAAATTCTTCGTCATCAATTTTTCTTCTTGCAGAAAGGAATTTAGGTTGGCCCTCATAAATACCGTATGAGCGAACTTCTCTAGCCAA